AAGTCTTACGACCTTTATGGTTGTGCGGCTTGTATTAGCGAGCGTTCTTCTACACCAGTTTTTCGCGTTCTTTTGCCGTTGTGAGCTCTAACTTTTTATCTTACTTGTGTCCGTTACTCATTGTGTCCCGCGACTCATTGTGTTTCGTGCTTTTGCCCCTGTAAGCTCTATCTTGTTATCTCACTACCGTTTTTGCGAGCGTTGACGGAGACCAACTATACGTTCAAGACCCCTTGAGAAGCTAACTCAAGGCAAAAATTAAATCGGCAGTCGAGTGGCCACCTCGAAGTTAAATAAGAAAGTGGCACCCTTTGTTACGAACCCTTTTTAATTATTGGCGAGTAGGAGGAGAATGACTGATTGGTTTAAGTCGATTATAAAATGCGTCCGATTACGACTGACAGAAGCGGCTGAGTCGAGTACGAACAAAGCTAAGCTGGAGATGCGTATGAGCATTCATTTTAAAATTAATTAACCCTCGAGGACGACTGTGGACGAGTCGTAGAGAAAGCGGAGTTGCACGCTAGGTTAGCAACGATCCGAAGCCCACCCAACCCTTTTATGATAGTCACCGCAGGTCACTAACGATCTGTAACCCCCATGCCCAATGACTGAATTACCCCCCCCCCAAAATGTTACTGTTCCTATGGAAGTTCGATCTTTTTGTATTGCTACGGAAGTCAATCTCATTCAGGTTACCGAGACGTATCCTTGGATGAAGCACTTCCCCTTGTATCATAAGTTGGCGAGAGCTCTTTCTACATTTGATTTGTCAATCATAAATCAAGACGAGTTCTCTCTAATGAATCTATTGCCCATTGTTTGGGCCACTGCTACAAGTTCACCCACGCGTGGTGTAGATTTTTGGTATGGAATACCCTTTTCTCATGAATTTCTGCAAAGTGTTTATGAAGAAAGAATCGTTCCCTCTATCAATGATCCATCATCACCGAATCAGCAGTTAGGCCCTTTGCCACTTGGTAAGCATTGGACAGAAATGATGCATGATCCAAGGGCACAGTATGAAATGATCTCAATGTGGATAATAAACTCCATGATGAATCATAATCCGGATTTCTATATCCAGATGATTACATCAACTAATGTTCCAGGAGCTCTCAAGCAGATTACTGATCACTACATTTACTTGAGTACTTATCAGAATGTTTGGGAGGAAACCACATTCGAAGCCCAAGCTCTAAACTTTTCCGATCTGAAAAAGTCTCGGCGACAAACATGTTATAATGCCGACGATAATAAGACTGAGAAGAAAGTTATTCATTACGTTTATAGGCGCTCTGTGCCTAGTCCCAAACGCGTGATAATGAGCAAGCCAAAGAAAAATATAAGTGATGATATTGTCCCACCAACCCCAGTTCTAAAGACAAAGAAAGATTGGCGAGAATTTAGGGAAGCTATGAAGTTTGCTACGGAACATAAGTTCCACCCACAAGCTTTACCAGCTTTCCTCCAAGCCAACCCAGATGTTAACGTTACTCATGATATTAGCGAGAACGTTCTGAATGTTATCGATAACCTACAATCCACTGTTGAAAAGTTGACTAATGCCCTGGAATCCCTTACGGCTTCCGAGGCCATGTCAAGCAAGGCAGAAGATATAGGTCTCAACTCTGTTCGGTCCACGCTCAAGCACTTGCCTTTTATTTTGGCGATAGGCGCGACAGGATATATGTTCAGAAACACTGGTTCAAAATACTGGGGAGCAGCCACCATGGTTTGCGTTGTTGGTTATGTTTCCACTGCTGAGGGTCCTATAAGGAGCTTTTTGCTTAAAATCATCAAAGATCTAGGTATAATCCTGGAGAAAGGTGGAATGACAGCTCAAGCTCCGAAAAAGAAACACCCCCCATGGAAGCACCCAGTCACAGACGCTCTACCCTCTGTGGATAGTATTATTGCTTCGCTCATGTTAGGTATCGTGTACTACGTTCATATTGGCAAGGTTCCTACCAAGAATCAGTTGGCCAAAGCTGTTATGGCACTTCCAATGCTACCACGCATGGTAGAGGGATTTAGTTATGCCTTTACCCATGTCATGGCTTTCATTGAAAACATTGTGAATTATATACGCGTGAACATTCTAGGTCTTGAAGGTCTGAAGCTCTATGCGGGTACTTTACCCGAGTTAGACCAATGGATAGATAAGGTTGATTATGTTGTGCGTGAATCACAAGAAGGGAAGTTAGCTGTCACGAATGCCAACGCCCACAGAATCTTTAATTTGATAAATGAGGGAAATCGCTTGTCCGTCTTACATCTTGGAATGATGGACAGCGCCAGAGTTAAAAACGCCATGAATACATATATGGCCACCTTACGTAGACTCTCCATGCCCTTTGAAAATGCAAACATCAAGATCCATGGGCCCAGAATGGAACCAATTGTTATTTTCCTCACTGGAGCCTCCGGTGTTGGGAAGTCTAAGGCGACCTTGCCCATATTGATTGAAGTTCTAGGTGCTGTCCTGCCCTTTGAACAGTTGGAAGCCTTTAACCGCAATTACATGGACTTCATGTACGCCCGCCAGGCGGAAACGAAGTACTGGGATGGCTATAAAGGCCAGTTTGCCATAGTCTTTGATGATTTTGGTCAAATACGGGATATGCAGGGAGTGGCTGACAATGAATATCTTGACATTATACGTGGGGGAAATCTTTTTCCCAGCGTGTGTCATATGGCTGCTCTCGAAGCCAAAGGCGTAACGGTGTTCAATAGCCGTATCATGCTTCTCTCAAGCAACATGGAGACTTTTAACAATTTGGAGAGTATCAATTGCCCAGAAGCTGTGATGCGTAGGTTCAACATTTGCGCCAGAGTGGTTCCAAAAGTTGAGTACTGTAAACCCGAGTCCCTTAAGCTTGGGTCTCCCGAGGCACGTCGGCTTGACCACAATCACCCTGATCTCTCAACCGGGGCCTTCAACTCCGAGATATATGAGTTTCATACTTTTAAATTTAGGAAAAATGGCTCCCATATTACCGGAGACGTACTCAGCTACAAGAAATTTATTGAGCGCGTTATTCAGCTCTACAGAATGGTCGAGGGTAGCGCAGATGCTTATAATCATTATTTGACCAGATCTCTCAACACGGTCGTAAAGGATAGACAGTTGGAGGAGTTAACACGTCCAAAAACTTATACACCCGATCCTGATTTTGAGACCATGCAAGAACAGGAAGCGGCAAACGCTCTAGACTTTGAGCTCGATAATTTTACTGACCAAGCTGGTCAACCAGAGTCGTCGAGGGATGCAAGTTCTAGGCCTAGTAGCCGCAGCACTAGTCCCATATTTGATAGGCTTCCGGGTAGGTCCCGCACAGCATCCAGTTGTCCGGCATCTCCCCAGCTGCCCAACTTAGCGAGATCCGAGCCCCTTTTCAAAGAGGCATATGAGGACTTCCATGCAAAGAATGCGAAGGAAGTTCTAAGTGAGGATTCACGCACGTGGGACGAAATAAAAGCTGATTTGGATAGAGGTGCCTATGGACCAAAGAGTCGCATGAATTTGGATACTTTCCAGAAACTACTGTGCAACACCCTACAATCTGCAGGAGTTTCTTTTGAAACCTGGCGTAAAGCGCTGCATTTTTGGACGGGAGATGACCCAGAGAGTTGCGTTTTGTTATGTTACTGGTTGGAATCTAAATTCCCAAATGCTTTTTGGTCCGTTGTTGAAGATACTGGCGAACTCCTAAATCTGATTTCATATGCCGACAAGAAGTATGGTCTCACTGACTATGCTGTCGCTATTGAAAGTGGTCTGGGGGCTGGCGAAGTTGAACGCATGAACAACGCAAGGCTCGAGATAACTGCTGCTAACAAGACTATGCAGAAATCCGTGTCGACAACTCTTTCTAAGTATAGCTCTATTGTTAAATTTGGGAGTGTCATTGGTGTTCTTTCTTTCGCTGGTACCATGGGCGTCGCTTTCAAGAAGCTCATTGTAGACCCGTTTATGAAGCGTGAATCTGAAGATAATCCATTGGATGATCTGATGGTAACGCTCGATGCCGGTAGCAACACCATCAAAGCGGAGGCTTATGAGACCAGGAAAAAGAATGCCACTGGCCGCAAAAGAGGAAAAGTGATGAACCGTGCAAATGCCAAAGAAATGCGGCATGAAGCAGCTAGTCAGAGATCCGACTCCCCAACCTCAACTGAGGGTGGCGATGAGGATGTAGAAATTTCAGTTGCAACTCCAGACCCCAATATAAAAGATATGACCGCAGAAGGCGGCGTAGATGTCAATTCTGATGAGTTAGCGGCTAAAATTGTTCAAAAGAATTTATATAAAATGTACATTCCTGGTAGAGAACCCGTTGCTGGTTACGTTCTTGTGATTAGGGACCGCATCAGTATCATACCTCGTCACTATATCGGTTTGATTCAAGCACTCATCGATGCTGAAAAGATTACGGAAGAAACGAACCTCGTACTGAAGTCTGACTTCATTCAGAGGGACATTTTACTCCCTGCCCAAATCATTCTTGATGCCAAGTGGACCAGTACTGTCGACGATAAGGATATATGTTGCTTTGAACTGCCCAAGTGGGTACACCACCACGCAGATATAACAAAATGCTTTCTGCCAGAAGGCATCCTGCAAAAGTCACTGAATTTGCAGGTTCGCATGATTGGTACCATTAATGGTGTCCTATCGTATAAATATGCACAGGCAAGGTTCGGCGATCGAAATATCCGAATTAAGAGTTCCATGGATCCTAGTGATTTCTGGGTTATGCGTCACTATCTTGTTTACAGGATGTATACCATTCCCGGCGATTGCGGATCTGTGATTATGCTAGTTGATAAATCAGTTGGTCCTTATAAACTGATTGGTGTCCATGTTGCTGGTTCGGATGATGGCTTAGGCCTGGCGTCCGTTCTCAGCCAAGAGGATGTTCTTGAACTGGCTAGTCTTTTTAAAAGCACTAACGGCTTGCCCAATATGCCCCTTACAGCACAATGTCTGAATGTGCCATTACCATTCAAAGGTGACTTTATTCCATTAGCTCAGTTGGAAAAAGGTGCATATGAAGTCGGGGCAACCAGTTTGATAAAGTCTCGCGTTTATGGCGCGTGGGGCCCTGCTAAGACTAAGCCAGCACGCCTTAGACCGTTTACGAATAAACAAGGCGAAACCATCGTTCCCAAATACAAAGCTATTGCCAAGTATGGGATACCTGGTCCCGTCTTAGATCCCGAGCTCGTTACCTTAGTCCGTGATTACATCTTTTCGTATTTTCTTAAGGCGCACACAGAATCGTGCACAGCCAACTTTAAAGTCCACGATTTTGAAACTGCCGTCAAGGGCATCCCAGGCGACAAGTTTGCGAACTCAATCCCCCGTCAGACCTCTGCTGGTTACCCGTATGCCATTAATCCACAACCTGGATATAGTGGAAAAACGTGGTTTTTCGGCAAAGACGATGAATTCGATCTTACGCGAGAGCAATGTCTCGAGCTCAAGAAAGAGGTGGAAGAGATTATAGCGCGAGCCGCCAGGGGCGAAAGGAGTCTCAACGTTTTTATCGACATTCAGAAAGACGAGAAACGACCTATTGCAAAGGTTGAAGAAGGCAAGACGCGGTTGGTTTCAATGTCCGCTTTGGCGTACTTGATTGTCTGCCGCATGTTCTTTATGGACTTTACTCGTTTCTTCATGTACCAAAACCTAAACATTGGTTCAGGTGTTGGTCTCAATCCCTATTCTCGTGATTGGGATATTTTAGCCAGAAAACTACAGGCTATTGGAAACAAGAATGTCGCTGGCGATTTTAGTGGTTTCGATGGTAGTGAGCTCGCTCAAGTTCTCATCGAGATCGTCGAAATTGTCAATAAAATGTATAACGATGGACCCATTAATGCCCTTATCAGAAGGGTCCTCTGGATGGACCTATACAATAGCATTCATTTGTGCGGAGACATTTTGTATCTCTGGCTCAATTGTATGCCCAGTGGTCATCCTTTAACTACCATTGTGAACACCATATATGGCCTTTTTATGTTTCTCATGGTGTGGGCCAAACTAGCCCCAAAACATGGGCTTTTGCTTGAGGACTTTCATGATAAAGTTTACTTTTGTGGATACGGTGATGATGGAGTTCTCTCCGTCTCTGAAGCCGTCCTCGATTGGTACAATCAGGAAGTTCTAACGCATGAGCTTGGTCTCCTTGGTCTCAAGTACACTAGTGAAGCTAAGGACGACATCATTCATCACTCCCGGCCCCTTGATGA